CGTTACTCGCTAGATTTATATTTACAGCAAGATAATGATGCTAAAAAGATAGTTCAAGACATAGCCTCAAGCTTTGATGCAATGGCATTCTGGCATGGCGGCGGGGTGTTTGTTGCGCAAGATTCGCCTAAAGCGGTAAGTGCTTTGTATACCCCTGCGAATGTCATTGACGGCCGTTTTAGTTATGCCGGTTCAGCACGTCAAATGCGCTATACCGTTGCGCTGGTTGAGTGGAATGATCCGGATGATTTTTATCGGCTATCCACGGAATATGTAGAGGATCGTGAAGGCATTGAGCGCTATGGGTATCGTGAGAAAAAGGTAGCGGCGATTGGTGCAACCTCTCGCGGGCAAGCGCATAGGGCAGGTAAGCGTTTATTATTGACCTCACGCATGGAGACCGACGCGATTAGTTTTGCGGTGGGCTTAAGTGGGCTAGTAAATAAGCCGGGTGATATTATCCGCGTTTCTGATCCGCTTAGGCATAATGGCTTGCGTTTGGCGGGTCGCATAAGTGCGGGCGCAACTACCACAACCATTCCGCTGGATGCAGAAGTGGATTTATTGTCCGGCCAAAGTTATACCTTAAGTATTATCTTGCCAGATGGCTCAACCGTTATTGCGCCGGTGACGAATGCTGCGGGTGTTACGCAATCGTTGACGGTTTTTCCTGCCTTAGCACAAGCGCCTGATCATGCGGCCATTTGGTCATTACACTCGGGTGCAATTCCATCAAAAGAATACCGTGTGTTATGGATTACTGAAAACTCGACTGAAAAAGACGGCGGTTTTTATGAGTTGAGTGCGGTGGCTTATAATGCGGATAAATATGCTCAGATAGAAAACGGCTTGCAGCTACAGCCTATTTATAAAAAACCGTATGCCAATACGAATGCGGTTATTCCGCCTAGCGGGGTGGGTGTACAGGAAGGGACTTTTCTCGGTTTAGAAGGTATTTCTCGTTATTTAGATATTTTCTGGGCATCGACAGATCCCTTACTAGCGCACCATGTTTTAACGTGGTCTTTAGATGATGGTTTAGAAACAGAGGTAAAAGTCAGCGCTAATGGCTATCGAATAGAGCCATTAAAGCAAGGGACTTATACGATAAAAGTACATGCGGTTAATATCGCGGGGGCTGCATCTTCGTCGATTACGGTGCAAACATTAATCGGTAAATTTTACGAAATTACAGCGGTTAGCATTACTAATCTACAAATAACCGGCCCAGGGGGGAATACTTTTGAGGGCAAGAATGCAGAATTTAAGTGGGCGACTGATGCGGATGCGGTTTTAGGGCTGCAAAGTAGTTATGGCGCAGGGGATGGCGGGCAAACGCCGTGGTTTCGTGATTTTAAAGTCGATGTTTATCAGGCGGGTAATTTTTTACGCACGGAATATGTGACAGAAGCGACTTACACTTATTCGTTTGAGCGTAATATAGAAGATGGCGGGCCATTCCGTGCCATTTCCATTACGGTTGCGGCACGTGATTTTTATGGCAATTTATCCATAGATGGCTCTTTGGCAGCGAGCAATCCAGCCCCAACCACTTTTTCTAATATCGCGCTGTCCGAAGGATTGGCGCAAATTTTTGTTGAGTATTACCCTCCGACTGATTCAGATTATGCGTATACACGCGTTTATGCCTCGCAAACGCCGGGCTTCGTTCCTGATGCGGCGGCGGGAACGGGCAATCTAGTGTTTGAGGGAACAGATCGAGTGATGGCGTTTCCTGTTGATACGACGGGCACTTGGTATGTTAAATTACAGGGGGTTGATGATTTTGGCCCTTATGGATTAACCTATTCATCGCAATTAAGTACGGTGGTTGCATCGGTTAATGTGACCGCTGAAGTGGGCACTATCTTAGAAGATCCTGGTCGGGTGGGTGATGTGGTGGTGGAGGCTGATCGGTTTATTATCGTTCAGCCGTCAACTCATGCAACACCGACGGCAGTTTTTGGCGTTGCGCTGGTTAATGGCATCTCTAAAGTCGGTATTCTGGGCGATCTGTTGATTGACGGCTCTATTTATGGTCGCTCAATTGCGGTTGGAGCAGTCACAGCGGATAAAATTACTGTAACTAATTTAGCGGCAATCTCGGCTGATATTGGCTTAGTCACAGCAGGCACATTCAGAACCAACCCGCTGGATACAAATTACCGAGTTGAGATGTCGGACACAGGCAGCTTTCCATTGTGGTACGGAACGGGGGCGAAAACCGCTGGTAACGCGCTGTTTGCAATGGATACCTTCGGCAATGTTGAGTTTAAGGGGAATATCAGCGGGGGAACGATTGATATAAACTCCGGCGAATTTGTGGTTGACGCAAATGGTCACGTATCCATGCACTCGTTCGGAATATACGATGATCTAGGCAATGCGATCATGACCTCGGGCTCAGGTGCAGAGTGGAATTATATCAATGGCAAGCCGACTTCGTTAATCGAGCTGAACGCAACGGATGGCGGCACGTTAAGCACGGCATCAAGCAAGGCAAGCACAGCCGTCGCAGCAACTAATGATATGGCCTCTGATGATGTTCTATCTCCGGTTGAGAAGGCTGCTGTGCGTCGTGAGTGGGAGGCAATTGCAGCTGAGAAGGGGGTCATCGATGCGCAGGCAGATGTGTACTCAATCACCACTGAAAAAACAACTTACGGCAATTCGTTTACCGCGCTTGCGGACTATCTAAATGATGGAGTGACTTTTGCCTCTGGCGTGCCTATTTGGATTAACAATGCCAGCTTGTCAGGCTCGACGACAATCGTTGCCGCCACTTTTAGAGCTAAGTTTAATGACTACTATGCGGCGAGAGTTGCTTTAATCAAAAAAGTGACTGACGTAGGTAACAACGCCAATACTACCGCTGCCGATATTGGCTACACCGGTGATTTGGATGCAGATAAAACCTCGTCTGCGCAATACACCCCCGTACAGGGTTGGAACTTAAATGGCACACTAGATGGTTGGGCAGTAAATCAGGCATCGGTAGTCTTAAACCCGTCTACTGTCACTGTAACCTCTACAGGAACAGATCCTCAGATTAGAATGACCGGTCTTAGTGTGATTGGGGCCGAGAATACACTAGTAAGGATGAGAGTAAAGCGTATTGTAGGTACTAGTTGGCAAGGTACATGCTACTACGGAACTAGCGGGCATAGGTACTCTGCCTCTTATAAGAAGACTATAACAAATATAACAGTTACAAACGAGTTTGTTGTACTAGAATGGGATATGTCAGACTTAACCACAGGGGACGCAGACTGGGTTGATAATACCATAATAGAGATTCGATTCGATCTAGCTGCTGGGGGCATAGGTGATGCTTTTGAAATTGACTGGATTGCTGTAGGTAGCCTCTCTTCGTTAGCGACTATGGGTGCTACATGGGGTTATGATGTAGGGGGGCAGCCTGCTGATACAGTGCTTTTGAATGAACATACAACCGCTGCTGACATAGGTTACACAGGTGACTTGGACGCAACTAGAAACGTATTTAAGGGTGATTGGTCTACTAGTACGGCCTATGCTATTGGTGATGTTGTCATCGATACTCTGGGTTACGGATGGAGCAGTTTAACAACACATACCTCTAGCGCCAATACTACAACAGGCAATATTGTTCCTGCTTACCCCACAGCATCTAACACAAACTGGTCATTGTATGCTGTGAAAGGTGTTGATGCTATAACCGCAATAGTTAGCAATGAAGCGCACACTTTCTCGGCAACTGCATCGGGTAATATAATAGCCTACACCGATTCAGGTACAACTATCCGCGTCTTTGAGGGGTCTAGAGAAGTTATCTATGATGCTGTAGGGACTACCGACGGTACGTGGAAAGTTTCCGTGATACCTACTAATATCACTACGGGCTCCCTTACTGACTCTGGTGACTTTCTAACCGTTGGACAGCATAGTGGTGTTGCTTCAGGTACAGATGCATCAAGTATCCTCTATAGTATTACAGGTAAGCGTTTTGATGGTTCTGACCTAAACGCAACTGCACAACAGTCTTTCTCTAAAAGCAAGGCTGGGGATACAGGCGCAGCAGGTGCAGCAGGTGCAGCAGGTAGTGCAGGGCCACAAGGGGCCATTGGGGAAACTGGTGCAGACGGAGCGACTTTATACACTTGGGTTGCCTATGCAGATAACGTCACTGGGACAACTAACTTCACTACAGGGGCACCTACTACCCAGACATATATGGGTATAGCAAATAATAAAACATCTACCACTGAGTCAACAGACCCTACTGATTACTCTTGGGGGCTTATTACAGGGAGTCAAGGTGTCAAGGGTGATCCGGGTGATGATGGGGTAACAACTTATACTTGGTTTGCTTATGCGACAAATGCAACAGGGACTACTGGGTTTACTACGGGGGCTTGGACTAATCAAACGTATATAGGTATAGCGTCTAACAAAACAACGGCAACTGAGTCTACTACTGCTGCTGACTATAGCTGGAGCCTGATTAAAGGTGATGCAGGTAGCAATGGCAGTGACGGTAGTGATGGAGCAACAGGAGCACAAGGGCCATCTGTTGTTGTTACCTCTAATATACAAACTAGCTTTAAGTCTACCGATACAACACTTGATGCCGGACAAGCTGACATTATCTTTATCGCCACCCCTAGTGGCGTAAGTTCACCTACTTACGTATGGTCCCAAGTAGGTTGTCAGACAGCACCTACCTCGTCAACATCAAATACGTACACCATTACAGCAGCACAGTTCGGTACTGCTGGGTCGGCTAAGGTACAGTGTACTGTTAATGGGGTGTATAAAGATGAAATAACGGTTGTTAGGTTAGAAACATCAACTGCTGCCGCGGGGGCAGATATAACAGCATTGAATGCAGCGTTAAATACAACTAATGTAGGTGAACTTACAGCGGCGCAAGTACAGTCATCTTCAAATACCTCTTTCTTTACAGGCTTTGAGGTGTTGGAAGTTTCTTCTTTAGTCGAGGGCGCTGGTAGTACTTTTATAGAAAACACACTTGAGAAGTTCTCCGGTAGTCAGTCGATAGAAATAACCACAACAGCTAAAGATACGGTCGCTAGTGGGACTGTGGGAGGTATTTATGGCTTCATAGATGCAAGAACAGCTCTTTATTTCGCTGGGAAAACTATCGTCGTCAGTGTGATGGCGAAGACCCTAAATGCTTGTAGCTCCTTCTCAGTAGGTTACTCTACTAACGAGGCGGGTAACTCAGGATGGCAAGAGTTTACCCCTACTGCGACTTGGCAAGAGTATCGGTTTACATTCTCTGTTGCCCTCCCACTAACTAATGGTGGTGACTACTTTGGTTTTCAGGGTGATGTTGATGGAACTATACTAATTGATAGTTTCTTTATAGCTGAGTATGCTGATGCTACAGACTATGGGCAGATAGCTATAGATACTCTGGCAGCGCAGGATGCAGCTAAGGCTTATGCCGATGCTCAAGACATAGTAGCTGCTGTTACAAGTAGTGCTTATGCTGATGGGATAGTCGATGCAGAAGAAGCAAGGGCTATTGCTGATGCAGTTGATCAGGCAGATATAGCTAGAGATGCGGCCATAGCGACTGCGGCAACTGATGCAACTAATAAGGCTAACGTAGCCGCTACTACCTCTGACTGGGTAGGTGTAGCGGATAAACCGACTGATACACAACTACTTAACGCTAATACCACGCCTAGTGACATCGGCTTTACTGGTGACTTAAATGCGACACTGGGGGCTGACTCCAGCAATCTTCAGTCAGGGGTAAGTGCTAACTTACTATTGAATGCTGGATTTAGCCAAGGGTCTACGACTAGATGGACGGCTAGTGCGGGAACAATTGTAGTAGAGCCTCTAGGGGTCAATCTAGCTAATTGGTTTCCTGAAAACGGCAACGCTCTATATGTCAAGCAAGAGGTTGTCGCTGCTGCTGTAAGTACTGGGTATCATGATATTTTCTCAACCGATATACCGGTAATAGAAGGGACTAGGTACGAATACCAAGCAAGGTTAGCAGGGCACAGGTGCGAGGTTAAAATATTTATCTATTGGCTAAATGAGGCGGGGGCTGCTATAGATAACTCAGCTTTTGCAATAGCTAACTCTGGCAGTAATGGGGGCAAGTCTCTGAATGATTTTGATTTGGTAGGGGCTTTTGATACTGCTCCGGCTGGGGCATTCTCTGCCAAGTTAGCTATAAGAAAGATAGGTACAAATGCTGACCCAATCAACAATACCTCCTACCTATTTGTTACACAACCTTACTTGGGTATTGCGG